GCCAGAACCAAAACAACAGAACGCATCAGAGAGAACCTACACAGATAAGAGGACAAGCCAAGAAAGACTACCGCGCTCCGCTTGGTTGCGGTCCTCGGGAGCCCGGGCGAAGACGCCCGAGCTCCCTCCGGTCCGCTAGAAGTGGTCAATCAGACCAGGAACAGAGAACGTCGGCATCGGCCGAGCACAGCGGAACGTGAACCAGAAATCGCCGAAGAACTCGGCTTCCTGAGGCACCCGAATCACACGGGAAATCGGAGGCGTATCCGCAATGAACACATCATTGAGCAACGGAAGAGAGGCGAAATCCATCGCCAAATGCCACATGTCGAGAGGCTGCGAAGCCTGCGACCGCATCGAACCCGAAATCCGCGAGGGCTTGTAGCGATACTCCGCATATCGCTCCTGATAGCCGAACGTCGCCGCATCCGCGGCGCCCCCTGCGGAACCCTGCGCGAAAATCTCGCGATTCAAAACCGCTTGCTCACCCAAGTGAGCCAGCGTGGGCCAGTAGTAGTCATAACGCGTGCGCCGAGAAAACATCCGCTCCAGCCCTTGCTGGTACGTAAGATCCGCACGCACCGTCACCAGGCCCAAAATAAGGCAGTGCTCGGTGAACGACTTCACCCACCGCACGCCTTCCGCGGCTCCCGTAGCGAACGCGCCTAGATCCGCGGACACCGGCGCATCACCCAGATCCACGCCGGTAGTCCTCGCCACCGGGTGGAAGTTGATCCGCGTCGTGCCACCACCAAGGTATTCCGGCCGCTGCAACCGAGCGTCCGGGGACACGACACCAAAATGTGACCGCACGATCTCCGTGTAACGAGTCCCACCGCGCGCATCCCGCTCCAGGAGCTTCTGAATCTGAAACGCCTCGCGAAGCTGATTAATCGTCGCGGCCGTCGCAGTCGTCAAATCCGCCACAAGCTGGGTCTCGGACCACTTCGCGTGAGCCACCGCTCCCGTACCGGCCGTGAATTGCTGAAGGTTCGCACCCGCAGAAAGGCCCGCCGGATCCACATACGAGTGAGCACCCGTGGTCGAGAAGAAAAATCGCGGCCGACCATCGGCCGTCGGAATCACCGGCGCCGTCGAGCCCAAAGGCAGCTCGACCGCATCCCCCTTCTGCGTGAAGGGGAGGCACGACGTGAAATAATCGTGCCGCTTACCACGACGCCGAAGAGCGTAGTCCGAATACGTATCCGGCCCATCGTCCAGGTCAACCACGGCCGAATCCACCAGGTCTTCCGACCGAAACCATTCGTTGTACACGAGGTTATATGCCCTCGCATGCAACGAATTCACCGACAGAATCACGTCGATCGGCACGCCCATGTAGTCGAGGAGATCCCCCTCTCCCACCGTGATCGACGAGAATTGAGGAACCACAAACGACGTTGAATCCCCAGGATCCGTCTGCGCCCCGCAGAACTTCTCCCAATTCGACCACACCAGACGGTGTGGCACCGCGAAGAAGAAAAAATCCATCCACAGATTGTCCATCACCGGAACGATCGGCGTCTGCATCCGAACGAACGAGGCGACGTCCATGTTGAACGTATCGCCAGGCAACGCCTCATCCACAAAAATCGGTGTCAGGATACCCGAGCTGAACGCAGTCTTATGTCCATGCGACCGATCGAACACCGAGCGTTGTATCTCAACGCTCGGAATACGCGCGAAAGAGTATTGGCCGGCAGTCCAATCATTGCCGGCATTGGTCCCGAAACCAGGCATGACTACTTCTCCCCATTCTTCAGAAACTCAATCGCCACGCCGAGAGAAACCTTCTCCGCGACGTTAAGCAACTCGCCCGAGTGCTCGTCCCAAGCTCCAACCTCGAAAAGAATGAAATCCGTCGCGAACCGATGGAACTCATGCTGCGTCGAATTCGCAGCCGACTCAAACGAGCGTATGGCCACCGCGGCGTTAACCGCCACGAACGGGGGAAGCCATGCCTTCGCCTTCGAGTCATACACCGAAAACACCTTATGAGAGTACATCCTATACCTTTCGCTGTGTAGAAGAAACACGGCCCACAGAGAACTCCTCCCGGGCCTTCAAACGATCGAAAGTCAGCTCTTCCTTTCGCAACGCTACTGCCCGCTGTCGCTTGGCACGAATCGAATCAAGCGCCGCTTCGGGCAGCTTGCCATCATAGAAACGCGGAGGGCGAAAGCGTCGTCCCTTGTGAACGACTTCATCAGCCGGATAGACATCAGCCGCAAACCGATCGAACCACCCAGCACCAATGCCAGGCCGCCGCGACATCGTCGTGTAAGGCGGCCGCACAGACCAACACTCGCCAGTGTCGCCATTGAATCGCGCATACGCTTCCTTTCCACGCTCACCCGTGAGCTTGCCGACACAATATCGCGCCACATACGCGGCGCTCTCATACGTCAGATCCCCGACCGAACTCATTCCCTTGCCCCAAACACTCTCCAGTGTAGGGGACAGGTATAGCCGACCTCCGCCACTCTCCCGCATGAAAACGCGATCGGCGGAGAAATCGAGCCCAAAAATGCACGCGTGATAATGGGGACGCTTATTCGTGTCCCCATACTCCCCACAGTGAAAAAAACGAAAAGGACCGAGCTTCTTCCGAAGCCGCTTCGCGAAATCTTGCCAGTCCTTCACACGCAACCCGCCATCCGGCGGCACGTGCACCTGGTCGTACGTCAGAGTGATGAAGCTGTTCCGCTCGTGAAGCTGCGCCTCATGGACGCAGCGAATCGCCCATTGGCGAGAGCGCTCAACGCGGCAGTCAATGCATTGACCACACGGAAGCTCCAGGGGGCGATCTCCGAATCCCTTCTTCGAGTCGAAGACGATTCCGCCCCCCGGAGCCCGGTACGCCTGCAACGGCCGTGTGCAGGCCACCTAGAGACGCCAGCCGCCACGCATCGGGCGAGCCCGGAGATTCTTCTCCCGCGTGCCAGCGCCCTTCCGAAACGACCGCTTCGAGCCCTTGCGGCTCATGCGACGACGCTTCATGGGATCCTCCTTTGGACTTCCACCGACAACCGGTGTCAGTCCACACAGTTAACATCAAGAGCAACCACTGTGACAAGCCCTTTCGGGCAAAAAAAGCCCCCTCGAGCAACTTGCTCGAGGGGGCCGCCAAAGGCCACCGATCCCCCGGAAACGGCCTTCGGACTAAGGATTGGGGACACCCCCCGCCAGAGGCGGATTCCCCCCCGCCACGGGCGAAGGAGCCGGCGAGGGCGCCGGCTCAGGAGACGGCTTCATCCCATTCGGGATGGCCGCTTCCACCAGGCCGAGCTTCACCAGCTCCTCCCGCTTCGCGGGATCGCCCACCAGGTCGAGAAACCGACCCGGATCGTTCGAGCAGAACTCCCGGACTTCCGCCGGGAGCAAATTGAAGGTCAGCTCCGCTTCCCGAACACGATTCAACGAGGCATGAAAATCCAACCCCGTTGAAAAATCGCCGTACGTCCCACCTTCGGTGGGAAACGGCGCGCCCATCTGACGATGGCGCCGGATAATCGCATTGATATCCGTCTCCGCGGCTTCCGCCTGCTTCGTCATCATGCGACCGCCCTCGGGTTGTGTAACACGACGTCGGAACACCGGATCCAAAACACTACCTCCGCGCGCCGCTTTGAAGAGCGCCGCGCAAAAGGGGCAGAGACTCGAAAACGCGCTGCACAGCGCGCAGATTCTGCCCCGTCTCCGTCGAATAGAACCGAGCATCCGCTTCGGCCTGGGGCACCTGCGCCCGCAGGAGCGCCGAATTCACCCCCTCACGAACAGTCCGAGCCTTCGATTCCTCCGCCTGCTGACGCATCAGATCGATCGAAGCATTGTCGCGATACCACTGACCGTAGAGAGCCGAGATCCCGGCCCGAGCTTGCTCGGGACCAAACTTCGCCTTGATCTCGGCATCCGTCGTCGCTGCGCGAGAACGAGCGCGGGCCTCCTCGATCTCCGATCGCATCATCTGCAGCTGTCGGCCCGCAGAAAGACCGGCCTGAATGCCGGTCATGGGATCCTCGACGTGAGCCGTCGGAGGAGTCCCTACACCAGCCGTTGACGGACCACCACCGAGAGCCAGAAGAGGATTCAGATTCGCACGGCGAAGATCCTTCGTGGTGGCCTGATACTGCGTATCCCGCATGTGCTCCATCCACTTGCGAGTTTGAGCAGCCAGAACCGCATTGGCCGACGTAGCACCGATTGAAGTTAGACCACCGATAATTCCAGAAATTGCATCAGACATGAAGTCACCTCGAATGCTTACACAAAGACAGGTAGAACAG